CAGCAGTATTTTCTTCCCCTTCTACTTGTTGAATAGCTTTATTACTATCCATGTAGTTTTTACTTCTGTCAAATGGGTGCTCATTTTTAGCACTATCTACATAACGTAAACCATTATCATCAATAACTTCTTCCCAAGTTCCTACTGGAGCTACATGTGGTGCAAGGAATCTTCCACCTTTCATATTTTTTGGTAAAACTAAATAAGTTCTATCATTACTATCTCCAATAGTCCATTGATATTCTAAGAAAACATCAACTGGTTTAGTTGCAAAGTCTGCTCCTTTTAAAGAACACATTGCAATTGCCCAAGATTTAAAATCAACTACATTACCTGTTTGTAAAGCATTTTTGATTTGGTCTTCTGTTACTCCAAAAGCTTTTACAGTGTGGATAACAACAGCTTCACGTTGTTTCTTTTCTGCATTATATAATTCTACATAGCCAGGCTCATCTGGAGAAATTTTATTATCTCCTTTAAATAGGTCTCCAGTAATGTCATAGATACGAGTTCTATACTCTTTATCTCCAATTACTACTGTAATGTCAATTGCATCTGCTGGTGATTCATCTTTACCTGCATTACCATTATATTCAAATTTAGTAATGTTTGCATTATTTAATCCAAATTTACCACCTTGTTTGCTTTTTAAACTGTCATCATTGTCATTTTGAAAGCCCCATCCTGTTTTTTGTTCTGTACTCATGTTTTTTAATTTTAATATTATAATTTTTTAATTTTTATAAAACTCTTTTTAGTATTTTAGTCCCAAGTTGCTTTTGGTGCATTGTCTGCTACCTCAGCTACTTCTTCTGTTTCAACTTCATCAGTTGTTGTATTTCCAAAAGAAGACTTTGTTTCTTCTGTTTCAGTAGTATTTTCTACTACAACTTCTTCAGCTTTCACTTCAATTTCATCAACAACCACATTTTCAGTTTCTGCTACAGCAGCATCTTCTACTAAGACAAATGAAGGTTTTTTAATAGTTTTCTTACCTTTTAATCTTTCATCTTGAAATAATAGTTTTACTTCTGCTTTTGTAATACCATAGTGTTCTCCTATGTCATCTCTAGTCATACCATCTTTTAGGTGTTGTAATACTTGTGCTACACCAATAACTTTCTTGTTTTCCATTTTTTAATAATTGTTTTTAAAAATTAACCATAATACTCATCTGCCATTTTTAACACTAATCCTAAATCATTAGGAATTAATGCATCTTTAAACATTCCAGGAGGAGATTTAGCAGGTATCTCATTTCCTTGTAAATCATTCATTTTTCTTGTTAGAAAATTAAATGTAGTTGCTTTTTCTTTAGGGTCATGCTCTGTATAAGTATATAAAGCAATAGGAAAAAGACCATCAATAGTTACACTATTATCTAGCATTTTACCAATAGTTTTAATCTTATAACATCCTTTTTTATCATCTAACTCAGAGTGAGTTAAGATAATCAAATTTAGGTCTCTTCTTAAACTTTTACCAATGGTAGCAACATCATAAGCATGCTTTGCTATTTCAGTAAATTTGTCATACCCTTTCTTTTTCATCTTTGCAAACAATTCATCTGCCATTGTATATTGCCAGTCATCAATGACTACATTTTTAATGTCAGGTCTATTTTGACTAATGTGTTGTAATATTTCTACTATTACAGTTCCATCAGTTGTGCTTGCATAGTTACCTCCTTCAGAAATCATTTTACCATAACTTCCACGACTCCCTCTAAAAGGTAAATCTTTGTCCATTACATTTATAACTGCTGTTTCTTCTGGATTAAGTCCTATAAGACCAAATTCTTCAGCCTTACCAATTGAAGTGGATTTTCCTGAGCCACTCTCTCCTACTATTGCAAATGTTCTTGCCATGTTTTTATTTTATTTTAATAATTCAAAATTTTTGATTCCTCCTTGCATATTTGTTCTAAAATGCTGTGGGAATTCACAATGCCTACTCTCAACTAAATGAACTGTCCTTAAATCAGGGAAGATTGGATTATCTTTACTGTCTTTTATAACAACTCCAAAGTGTTTTTTAAGATTATATCTTTGGTCATTTGGGTTGAAAATTGTAAATATAAAATCTGCATCTTCTGCTAAGTTACCAGTATCCTTAATATCATCACTTCCTGGAAATAACATATCTCCAAACTCTCTCATTCTTCCTACTTCAGTTAAACCTCTGTTAAGATGTATAATATGAGCAAAGGTGTAATTACACCAGTTTCTCAATTCTACACTGTATTCAATGTATTTATCAACAGTTTGTTTCATTTGCCATCCTCTTTCAGGAATAAGCTTTCTTAAGTGGTCAGTAATAATTATAGTGTATTTATCAGGATTATAAGGCTTATAGCCTGTGATTCTTGTAGCATCACCATATTTTGTAGTAATAAAGTGACCATCCTTTTCAGCATGTCTTTTAAGATATTTGTAGATACCAGTAGGATTATCTTTTTCTTCTATGAAGGTAATGTATCCTTTTTTTATCTGCTTTCCATCAGCAGTAAATTCCCCAAATAGAGGTATGATTCTAGTTTCATAAATTACTTTGATATGTTCAAAGATGACTGGGTCCACTTTTATAGTTTTCTCATTATCATCTTGCATTCTTCCTCTTAAATAATCTGGAGAAAGGTCTATTTCTGTTTTTCCTTTTTTGGTTACACCTTCAGGTAACTTAATAGTCCTAACTCCAAAATCATGATATAGGAAATATGCTGTGAAGTCAAATTCCTTTGAAATCCTGTCTAGCTCAAATGAAAAGTAAATCCATTCAATTGGAATATTATTGGCAATGGCATAAAGAAAAGGTTGTATTACAAAAGCATAATCTGTAAATGTACTTTTTCCTGCTTTTGGTGGAGCTGCAATTCCGTAAATTCTACCTCTTTGCACTCCATTAATAGCTTTAGATACATTCATTAGCCCAGCTCCCATTGGCAACCCTTTATTTCCTCCTGTTTGTCCTTTTTTATATTCCTCTATGAAATTCATCTACTTTTCTTCTACTTGTTCTTTTACTACAGCTTTATAGTTTACAACTACAACATTGAATTCAGCTAATTCTTTCTTAATTACAGGTTCAACATCTTTCCAGTCTCCTCCTCCAATACCAGTTCCAATTTTAGGAAGATAAAGAGTTAACTCTCCTCTTCTTTCTTTAGGAATACTAAATACAAAAGATTTTAATGAATTTCTTAATGCTGTAATGTCAAAAGTAGCTCCTGGATTGAATTGTGTGTAAAGATTCACTCCAATTTTAATCTTTTCTCCTGTTTGTCCTAAAACAACAGCAGAATAATTACCAAATCTTTGGCTTGGTGTTCTGGTATCATATTGGTCTAAATAGAATAAAGGAGAAACCTTTTCTCTAATTTGATTAGCAATACCTGCTCCCATAACTTTCTGGCAATTAGCACCATGCAATAAAGCTGCATCAGTTGTGCTTTTGAAGAATAAATCTAGTGCATCTCCATCTACTTCTGCAAAAGTAGTTACTTTTTTTGTCTTTTTACTCATAATTTTGTATTAATTATTTATCTAATCTAAAACCCACACATACAGGAAACCTTGGTAAACCATCATCAGTAAACTCGAAGAATCTTACTTCAGCCATCTGTCCTATGTATTTTTTCTTGTTAATTAAAATTTCTTCTCTGTCTTTATGTGGAAATTTCATTCCACAACCAAAGGTTACCCCATTAAATTGGGCTCCATCTGGCATTTTACAGTGAACTACTCCTTGCTCAGGATTTTTGTCTGAAGGGACTACATCTACAACTTCATAAGTTTCATCTAAAAATTGTTTAAATTTTAATAAATTACTACTTCTTCCATTTACTTTGTATCCTTCATCTCCCCATCTAATCATAGTTCCTTCATAACCTTCTGCTATAAAACCTTCATGAAATTCTTTAACTTGCTCTAAAGAAGTTACTTTATATGTAGGTACTAATTCTAAATTTTCTGATAAATCTACAACTGCTTTAAGCAGTGCATATCTATCTACAAAAGGTAAATCAGATACAACATCATATACATGGTGTTTTACTTCTTTACTTTCAGGTCTTAATTTTTTAATTAGTTTCATATTCTCTTGGAAACTTAATCCATGAGCATATAATTCTCCATCTACAGCAAACTTTGTTAATCCAGGTCTTCTTACTACAATGTGGTTCATAGTGTCAATAGGAGTGTTTTTTCTTGATATTTTACCTTCAGGTTTATCAAGACATCTCATTCCATCTAGCTTTGGTTGCACATAAGCATTTGTCCAATCAATTTTATGTTGTTCAGCTTCAAATACTTTTGCTAACATTGGCATAACCACATCTTCAGCTTCAGCTTCTTTAATTGTCTCAAAATAACCTTCTTTTAGTTTTTTTGTTATTAAAGCTTTAGCTTCTATAATTGCTTGTTCTTCAGAAGTAGTAGAATTTGTTTTTCCTACATTTTTAGGTTTAGCTTCACTAGTATGTGTGGTAAGATTTCCTCCTACCAACCCAGACTGTTGAGTAATTACACCTTTATATGTAGAAACATTAGTCATTCTAATCTTTCCCTTTGTGTCTTTTTTATAGACTGTTTCATTAATTTCCATTATTGCATTGTATTAATTACATTACTTCTCCCTTTACCTGCTTCTATTCCTTCAAGATATTTTTCATACCAAGTATCAAATTCATAAATTGCATTTGCTCCTTGACCTTTCTTTAAAAAATAGTGAGGTAATCTAATGAATCTTGAATCAGTTTGAGATAGATATAATTTTACTGTTAATAAAACATCTTCTTTTCTAATTTCAGGATTTGCAGCAAACATCTTTTTCATTCTAGAAACAGATTCTTTAACATGCCCTCCTTTATCAGGATTCTTTGCTTTAAACATAGCTACATATTCTGTTTTTACCCAATTCCAAGGGTCTTTAGAATTTTCAGTGTCTGTGCCTATAGAATCATAAATCTCATTAATGATTAAAGTTACTGCTTCATTTTCATCAAAAACTCCCAAACTATCTACTTTAGATAAAGCTTCTTCTCTTGTTATCATATCTTAATTTTTATTTTTAAGGGATAAATAAATTAGTTGGATTATCTTTATGCACTTCTATATCAGGAAATTTTTTTTTAAAATCTTTTAAACTAAAAGGTAAAGTAATTAAGTGTAATCCATTCCTAGAGGGGATACTTGCCATAATATCTCTCTCTAATAGGTTCACAAGAACTCACATATTCAACTAATTTAGCTAAATATGGATTAGTATAATTCCCATCAATATCAAGTATCCAAGTTTTATTCTTGTCATTATGACCAAGCTCACAAGCCCTGTCATAAGATTTTCCAACAAATTTATATTCTCCATTGTTCATTGTATTTGCAACATTTACCATACATTTAAAAGCAACTTTTTTAAAGCTTCTTTTATTTAATCTAAACATTGCTCTAGCATTGAATTCATAACATAAAGCTTTGATTTCAGAATACTTTTTTCTAACTCTTCTACACTTTTGATATAGTAATTTTTAATAACTCTACTATTACTCCCTAACTCTGGATTTTCTTTTTTCCTTTGAAGTATTTGTAAATAATAAAAATCATCTTCACTTTCAAAATTTAAAAGAGGTTTGATTTTGTCTAAATTGTCTATCATAATTTTAAGTCTTTAAATTCAATTATTTCTATTTTACTTTTATCAAAACTTTGTAAAGTGGATTCTAACCACACTTCATCTTGAGTATCTTTTAAACAAATTAACCAAATTGTAGCTTGATAACTTTTTTGTTTTAAAAGAGTTCTTGCAATTTTTTGTGAAGTTAGCCCATTGTTGTCTGAATCAACTTGAGTTACTATTAAGTTATCAATAAGAACATAAGTGTATCCAGTCCCTCCTTTATTAACCATAGCAATCTTATCTGTCTCTCCAGAAACAAATTTATCTAAATCTTTTGTATCAGTTTTACTATGATAAACAAAATCACTTAACTCTTCAGCCTGTGTGGTGTTAGCTGCAAATATTAATTTCTTACCTTCAAGAGAATTAATAATATACTTAGCTGCTCCCACTTTAGATGGTGAATTTTTGATGAGATTCATTCTATGAAGAATTCCAAACTTACTACTATTTTTCTCTAGCTTTCTACATTGATATTCATACTGTTTTGCTTCAGAAGTGGTAAAAGAATCAGTTTTTCCAGTTGCTTTATTTTTATATTCAACTTTTATGTTCTTCTTTGTATCCATTTCAACTTTAACTACTTTTATAGCATAATTTGAAAGCAATCCAATATCAACAGCTTTATTAATAGAGATTTTGTAAATTACTTTTAGATTTAATTTGTTATAGAGGTCTTTTTTAGCTTGATATTTTGTTTCTGTACCAGTCATAGAAATAGTTCTTTCTGCAACTAAGTTCCCATTTATAAGTGGAGATGCATTATTTGCTGTCATAAACTGTTCTTCATCTAAAACAATAATTCCATATTTTCCTTTACAATTTACCAAAGATTTCCAAGTGGTAGTTTCTAACTGCTTTAGATACTTCTTTGCCTTCCACTTTTCAAACTCTTTTGGTATATCATCTTCTGCAAGTTTTGAAGTAGGAGTAACCCATAATATTTTACCTTTAATCTTATCCCTCTTAATCAAATCAATGATTATTTTAGTTTTTCCAATTCTAGGAGCTAGTATAAGTCTTCCTGATTCTTCATTATTAATGGAATTGACAATCTCTTTCTGCAACTCATCTTTTTCTTTTTTTGTCATATTTTCTTAATAATATTTTTGCTTCTACTATTGTTTCATCATTTCTTTCTATCTCTGAAGTTATACAGTGATTTCTGTAAGTTTTTCTTCTTATATAATGTTTTAGAGCTTCCTTTTCATTATCCTGTGCAAATCTATTTCTTGCTGTCTTGCTCATCCATTTCTTACCACCCCATTTATTGATTTCTATCCAATAACCTTGAGGAGTGACTTTTATGATAGGATAAGTACAAAGAACTAAATCTGCTCTTATTGCTCCCCATTCTAAAACATATCTATATAAAAATTTTTGTTCCATAATACTCTGTGTTTTTTGTTAATGACATTCAGCGTAGTTAATTCCCCAATCTACACTATTTCCAATTTCTACATTTAGACCTAACTCTCCATTTGTCTCAATCATAGCACTTTTAAGGATACCTTCTACTCTATCTTTTGCCCATTCTTTACAAACTAAAAGAAGCTCATCATGATATTGCATACATACTTTAACTCCTAATGGTTTCAAGCCTTCTCTAACTTTTCTTAACCAAGAGTCAAATACATATACTCCAGTTGATTGATTCAATGTACTAAATCTGTCTTTTTCTGCTTTTAGAAACATCCAAAATCCTGAAACAGGATTATAAAGCCACTTCTGCCCTCTCACTACTTTTACTTTACATGCATTTGCAGTTTTCTTAACTGCTGCATTTCTTTCCCAGTAGGTAGAATGTAATTTTGTTGCTTCTTCTATTGAACATTTTAATGTAGCTGCAATTTTAGGAGGTCCAGCCCCATAAGTTGCTGAGAAATTAATAACTTTTGCTTCTCCTCTAGCTTTCTTAATGTTTTTATACCTAATGGCATCTTTCTCACTAGAAAAACTAAAGTTGTCTCCAA